AGACCAGAAGATTTACAAAAAGTATATGATGCTATGGATTTAAAAACCCCATATCATTATAGAACTCCGAATCTGTATGTAGTAGGAGAGAAAGAGCCAGATAAGCCTGTTACTTGGGCTGACATTGATGCTATGACAGAAACACAGATGAAAGGTTTGATTTATGCCTTGAAACAGACAGGGGCTTTGCCACAGGACTTTCCAGACTATCCAAATATAAAATATAATAGTGACGGAAGTTGGAATCCTAACTGGTTAGATATAGCAAAATCGAACTCCAAATAATAATTAAAATGAAAGGAGGTTAGAATGATAACAGAGAAAACAAACGTGATAGGGCATTTTAAAGGTACTGTAGATGATTTACTTCGACCTTTTGTATTAATTAATTCTGAACATATTGATAGAGCAAGAAGGTTAGCCTTTATTTATCTTAAATATGATAGAAAATTTGCAATTAGGGCAGATATATCATTTGCTCAAATGTGTCATGAAACAGGCTATTTAACTTTTACTGGAACTGTTAAACCTGATTGGAATAATTTTGCAGGTATAGGAATTACAGGACCGACTGCTGTACAGAAGTTTAAAACAGAAACTTTAGGAGTTTTAGCACATGTTGTTCATTTATGCTGGTATTATTACCCAAATCATGTTAATTCTTTATGTAATTTAAAGTATGACCCTAGACATTTTGGAACTGTTTATAGACCACATCCTAAATATACAGGGGATACTACTTTAGAATTTCTAAATGGTAAATGGGCTGTACCTGGCAAAACATATGCTCAATCTATAGCTAAAATAGCAAGAATTATAAATAATGAAGAAAATGAGATTGTTATTCAACCTAAACCTAAAATAGATATTTTATTAAAAAGAGGCGATAGAGGGGATGAAGTTAAAAAACTTCAACAGTATCTAAGCTCTATAGGATATTATTTAGTAGCTGATGGTATTTTTGGACCAAAAACTGAAGCTAAAGTAAAAGCTTATCAAAGAGATAATGGCTTAAAAGAGACAGGATATATAACTCCAGAGCTAAAAGAAAAAATGAATGATTTCAAAGTTAAACAAGATTTTTTTGATATTATAGTACAAATGGGGCATGTAGGTATTTATAAGGGTATGACAGGTACTCCAGGAGAACGGGAATGGACTAAAAAATTAGGAGATGCTATGCAACCTTTATTAGCTAAAACAGGACTTAAATATCGAATTATGGGAGGTTTAGATTGGCTACCTAAAGTTCCAAATATGTGTAAAATTTTCTTTTCACTTCATGCAGATGGTTCTACTAATCCAAATGCTAGAGGTTTTAGTTGTGGATTTAAACCTGGAACTAATCAAAGATTTAAAGATACTTTAGCAGTTAGTTATAAAGAATTTAGTGGTTTTCCACGTAATTCAGATAACTACACTAGTGGTTTAAGATTATACTATATGTGGACTACTAAAGATGATTATCCAAGAAGTAGATATAAAGTACAAAGGGTGAAAGCAAATTATTATTGCCTACTTGAACATGGATTCTTTACTAATCCTATTGAAAGGGCTTGGCTAGAGAATAATGTACCTGAAATTGCAAAACATCATGTAAAAGTAATAAATAATTTTTTGAAAAATGTTTAAGAAAAAGAAATATAATAAAATACAATATAATCTTGATAAGTTAGATTCTATTATAACAGTAGCTATTATTGGAGAAAAAGATACTATCTATGTAAAAAAAGATGTAGCTAAACTTGCTAAACAAATGCTAAAAATTCGTGGAATGTATGGCAAAATAAAAATAAAAACTTATTAAAAGGAGTTAACAATGATTGAAGATTTTTTTACACTACAAGTTTTGAATACTTATGCAGGAGCAACTGCTGCTGTAATAGTAGTTGTTGAAGCAATAAAAAAAATAATTGGAATATTTGTCAGAAAAACAGTAGATAATCGTATATGGATAAGTTTAGCTCTTGTAGTATCTTTTGTAGTAAGTTTTGGTATTACTATACTTAATGAAAATGCAGAAATAATTAATTATATTATAGCATTTCTTAATTCTTTCGCTATTTTTGGTAGTGCTACTGCTGGTTTTAGAGTAGCAAAAGAAAAAGTATCTAATAAATTATAGGAGGTGAATTATAATGAATACCATAAAATCTTTTTTTAAGAATGAAGAACCTCTAGGCTTACCCAAAGGTTCAGTAAGAGCATTAATTGCGATAGCTATAACTGTTTCTGTTGTTGTGGCTATGTTTTTAGGAATAGAAGTTCCTGGAGAAGTATTTGGTTTTACTGCTTCTATTATTGGTTTTTACTTTGGGGCACGAGCAGCAGAAGAAATTACTCCTAAATAATAAAAAAAAAAAGCCCCTATTTTAAGGGGCTTTTGTTATTATTTCTTTTTTAGTAATATCAATTTCAAATAGGTTTCCCCATGATTTTCCCATTTTTATTTCTACTGGAAATGGAACTTCTGCTTGGATAGTTTCACGAGGAACATTTTCCATTGTATTTTTTATAATATCAATTATTTGCCAAAAAGTATCTTTATCGTTTGGTGCTTCAATAATAATAGAATCATGAACTAAATTTACAATAGAGCAGTCAAGGTTTTTTAAGCGTTTTTCAAGTAGCATAGCTGAAACAAAAGTCAAATCACTTGCAACACTTTGTATTTCAAAATTTCTTGATTCATTGAGTAAATGTTTATCATTTATTTTTATCCCCCATCTTCTTTTTCTGCCAAAAGGTGTTGTAAATACTTCACCATTTAGAAAACGCTTTTCACAATTATCCAACCATTGTTTAGCTTGAGGCATAGTTGCAAACCATTCTCGTAATAATATTCTAGCTTCTCTTATAGACATATTAAATTCTTCAGCAATAGAAGTTTCTCCTCTTCCATAAGTTGCACCAAAGTTTAATCCTTTAACTTTTACTCTTTGTTCTTTTGTAAAATTATCTCCAAAAATCTTACGTGACATTTCATCATGAGGGTCTCTTCCTTCTTTAAAGAGTTTTATTAAGAATTCATCTTTACTGACATGAGCTAAAACTCTTAATTCTGCTCCTTTATAATCAGCTTCTATAAGTATTTTTCCTGGAGGAGCACTAAATATGTTTTTAACACCACTATCACGTTTAATATTTTGCAGGTTTGGTTTTTTAGAAGATAACCTACCTGTAACAGCAGTTTGTAAAGAAAAATCACTTCTTAATCTATTATCTGGTCCTAATCTTTTTAAAACTCCATTTACATATGTAGATAATATTTTCTGCTTTTTCTTTAATTTTATATATGTAGGAATAAATGGATGTGCATAATCTACATTTTTTAAAACATTTTCATCAATACACTTCTTTGTTTTTGTTTTTACTGTTGGTCTAATACCAATTACATCATACAAAATCCATCTCATTTGATATGTGCTTTGAAGATTAAGCTCTTCTGAAGCAGATTTAGCTCCTGTTTGTTTAATATAAAGGTCTTTGTTCCAAAAATGTCCTATTTGCTTTAATATTTCTTGTTTTAGAGCCTTTATTTCTTTTTCCAATTTCTTTTTATACTTCATAACATAAGGAACATCAACAAAAAATCCATTTTGAGTAACTCTCCGTAAAAAATTAATACCAGTAATAAGTATATGATGATATAACCAATCTAAATCAGGGTCGGCTTTTACTTTAGGTAAAAATATATTGTAAAGTTGTCTTGTATAGTCACAATCAAATGCTAAATATCTATACAATTTATCTCTAGGGCAATTCTGATAACCTTTATCCTGTTTTTTATATTTTTTAACTTCTTTTTCATAATCTTCTGCACCTAAATAACGTATTGCTAAAGCTTTTAAATCATGTCCTCCTTCACTTTCATCTAAACAATAGTGAAGAAGCATTGTATCATGGTCAATGTTAGCATTGCCTAATTCTTTTATTCTTAAAAATAATGTATCGAATTGCCCTCGCTGCCAAGTGAATTTTAAATGACTATCAAATAATGGTTTTATGTATTTTAGGTATTTATCTGGAAATATAATTACTTTACTCTTGTCATAAGCAAAACCAATACAAAGTATTGGACTTTTAAAAGGGTCTAGCCCTCCAGTTTCTATATCTGAAGCTATAATACCTTGTCTAGTTAAGAGAAATTTAACTGCTTTTTTAGCCATTTCTTCTGAATCTACTACTAAATAATTAGTTGGTTCAGGTTTCTTTATAGTATTATTATTAAAGATTTCATTAGCATATTCAAAACCATCTTTAAATGCTCTAATGTTTTTCATATTACGAAGTATTGCAGCAGGATGAAAAATTGGAATTAACCAAATACCATCTTTGAATTTTAAAGCTTTACTATGCATTGTTGATATTTTTAATGAAAAATCATCAGTTAGTGCATGGAGGGCTACATTACCTAAAGCTATAATCATTTTAGGTTTAACTTGCTCTATTTCATAGAATAACCTATCTCTACAATTTATTATTGCTTCTTTACTAATTACATTTGATTTGCTTTTATTAGGCATACATAAAAGAGCATTAGTAATAAAAGGATTAGATGGTAATCCTGCTTGTACTAATGCTTGTTTTAAAAGTTGTCCACTTTTACCTACAAATGGTACTTTTTTTATTAATTCAGTTTTACCAGGACCTTCCCCTACTATCATTAAATTATTTTTCTCTATTGGTGTAGGAGGTATTTGTGGACAGTTTTTATATATGCAATTATCACATTTAAGATAATTCAACTGGTTCATCTTCTTCAATAGAAACTAAATTTACAGTTTCACTAAGGTTACCTTCATTTTTAAATCTTTTTAACTCATTTCTGCTAATTCGCCATTGAGAACCATATTTAGCTGCCACTAAATATCCTTTTTTAACTAAGCTTAGTACGGTTTGATAAGATAAATCTAAAATTTTAGCTACATCATTTAAAGAATAAAATTCTTTATTTTCCATTTTTCCCTCCTTTTTTAACTAATTTAGTTTCAGTTATCCATTCATAATCGTCAGCATTAGTTAATTTTCTTAATTTTCTAAGTATTGATTTATTATTTATATATTCGTTTTTGAATATTTGAAATATTTCATCATTAGTAGTTGTATACCTATTAGATTCTAACATCCAATCTTTAGTCATGTATATATCCATTCCAAATAAGTCAGCATATAATAGAGCAAATACTTTACAATAATCAGATACTATGTTTTCTAATCTTTTTACTCTTTTTTCTAAGTCAATAATATGTTGTACATCAATAGCTCCATACTTATTAATTATATAAGTTCCTTTACTCATTTTTAACCTCCTTTTTTAGGGGAAGGTTGAAAGGCTAAAAATCTACCTTCCCCTTTCCAGTGCCACCTTGCCTACAAAATTATTTATTTGCTAAGAAATCTGCACCACTTGAAGGTGCTATATCTCTTACTGAATTACCATTAGCCCAAGAACCATCATTACGCTTAAATCTTTGAGATTTTAAGTGTAATTTACAGGTTGCACCAATAGCTAAACCTGAATCAGCAAATTCTTGTAAATGAAAGTTAGCTCTATTGACTTTTTCAGATAGACCAGTTCGTGATATAAATTGCTTTAATCTTGTTAAACCAAAAGCTGTACTTGGTACAATATTCCAAAGAATAGTTCTGTTTTGGAATTCTATTGGCTCTAAAACTCTAAATCTCAAAGCTAACATAACTTTTCCGTTTCTAGAATAAGTTTTTTCAGCAGTTTCAACCTCACATTCATACCAACCTTCAGGTAAAGGTTCAATTTCAGGAAGTTCATCGCTAGCTTCTTCTAAATTAAATACTTCATCATTTGCTGGCTGATTAAACTGTTTAGCTTGTTGATTTTGTTTAGGTTGTACTTGCTCTGGCGTATTTTGTGCCCCACCTCCTGGCTTTTTATAAAATTTTTCTGATACTTCTTCTGGATTGTAAATTGGTTCTCCCATTTTATTTTCTCCTTTCTTTTAAACGCTTTGTACTTCTTTTTGTGTTATACTTTTATTTAAAACTTCCAAATCAAAAATATCTTGCATAGTAGGGTCTATAATTCCTACACCTTTAAAATTTGAAAACCTATTCTTCGCTTGGTAAGTTTTAGTAGGATGGAAATACATAACTCTTTTAACTTCCTTATTTTGTCCTATTTCCATAGTATAATAACCCACATGGTCTACAAAACCTTGAATTTCATTACCAAGTTTGCCTGGCATTGCTGGTCGATAATAGATATGCTTATAATCATCTTGAACTTCGGTTATTGAACATACAAATATAACATGCATTGGTAAATCTCTAAATTTACGTACTAACAACCTTATCATTTCATGATTCTTGCCCCATTCTGTCCATTCTGGACTAGTAGGAACTGCATCAATTCTATAACTTTCAATACTTACTCCTAATAATTGGTACATACAATATTTTTGTATTTCAGTTAAAGAGTCAAGCATTACTGTATTATAAATAGTAGGCTCTTTAATTTCTTCAACACTTTTACCTCTATAATATGCTTCAGATTTTTTAAGCATGTCTATATCGTTATTATCTCTAAAATAACAATGTGCTTGTAAATACTCATAAGCTTTAGAGAGTTGTCTGTAACTATTTATAGTTATTACATCTATATCTCCACGTTCTGCCAGTACTTTATCACCACCTTCTGCATCAATATTTATAACTTTTCTCATATCAGGAACGTCTTGAGCAGTACCTGCAAAAGTTGTTTTACCTACACCAAAATCACCATATACAAGCATTTTGATATATCTTTTCTTTTCTCTTGCTCCCATTAATTTGAATGGTGGTTCTGCTGCACTTATTTCTGGTTCAGCAGATGCTATTTCTTCTTTTTTTTCATTTTTCACCTCCTTTTTTTCTTTTTCGCTGTTTTTCATCTCTTCCTTCTTTTCTTCTGTTTTAGTATCCGCAACAGCTTCAATTTCAACCCCTTCTATTTTAGGATTTTCTTCAGGAACAATTTCATCTATTTCTGAAGTAATTGATTCTGCTCCTGTGGATACTTTATTTTTGCTCTCCATGAATCATCCTCCTCTGGTTCTTTGATAAAATTTTCTTTTAATAAATGCTGCCAATCGCCACCATCATCCATAGCTAAACATACTGTTCTAAAAGGGCAATCCCAAGCACAATCCCTTGTAGGATTAGGATATATTCTTAATTTTGGATTAAGAATATCACAGGCTTCATTAATAATTTTTTTGTACTCATTCTTTTTTTGTTCATTATTCTTTTGTATTAAATTATAACGAATAAAATTATCACCAACTTCGGTATCCATAGCTCTAAACATTTCCAGAGTCTCTTTTTGAGCATCTGAAGCATTTTCTATGCTACCACAAGTTTCAATTAATGCTTTTCTATATTTGAAATAAGTAGTATTTTGACTTTTATTAGTACTAACACTTCCATTTTTTAATATTTTAGGTTCTTGAATATTTTCTTTTTTGAATTGAACCCAAATAACTCCAACAATAGGCTCATTGTAAACAAATTCTGCTCCCCAAGCATATCTTGTAGCTTGTGAATCTGTTTCTAACTTCATTTCATCAAAACTTGATACAGTTTTATACTCCATTACCCATAATCTATTGTAACAATCAGTAACAACTCTATCCAACGTAAATTTATAATAAACAGGTTTACCAAAAAATTTAGAAAGCTCTGGAATTTTTATTTTAAATTTTACTTCAACTTGGGGAACTCCATTTACTACATGTGTTTTATAATAATTCCGTGCAGGAAGCCAAATATCTGAATAATAATCTAACATACCAGGACCTATTTTCTTGAGTTCTTTACATTTTTCATTTAAATCTTTTTCTTCATCAAAACAATTAAAATAAGCTTGTAAAGCTTGTGAAGGTTTTTTAAAGCGTCTATATCCATGATAATCTTCAAGTGCAAAATGAAAGCCTGTGCCAAACCATAGATTATGGTTAAAGTCTGTTTTTTGAACTAAATTCTGTCGCATTCTACTGCTTAAATTCCATTTACGTCTACACCTTTTAAATAACACAATATCGTTAGTTCCAAGAATTAATTCATTGTTCATAAAATACCTCATTTTTTATTGGTTTATATAATATTATAGTAGATTAATCAAATTTAGTCAAGTTTTTATTAAATTTATTTTGAAATTTATTAAATATAAGAGGATAATAAAGAGTTAATTCCGAATCTTTGATTAAGTGTACATCAATATTAAATTTTTCTTTTACTAATTTTTCAAGTCTTCTATTAGAAACAATCACAACATCAACTAACTGCATCATTTGAGTGCAATTACTTTTGTTAATGCTTTTTGTATATGGATATTTAGGATGAAAATAAGGGTCTGTAAGGTCAAGAATAAAAAGTTTGTTATTTTTATATCTAGTAACAAATTGAATATCAAACTCCTCAAATCTATCTTGGTAAATAATTACATCACATGTTTCCAAATATGACGTTGCACTATTTATAGAAAATATATTATTAAAACTATTTAATGTATAAGCTCTATCAGAACCTTGATGATAAGCTCCTTCCATAATGTCATTAAGTAATACAATGGATATTTTTATCTCAGAGGATTTTTGCATAATATTATTGCCTTTTTGAACATTATGTAATACTTTTTCAATCTTAGGAATTTCAAAATTAAAGATATATGAAGTTTTCTTATTTTCAATTAAATATTGTAATTCAAAAGCTGAAAATTTGCTATCATAAAATTTTTCAATATACTCCCTCATTTTCTTTGCATCTTCAGTTCTCTTATTATGTGATTCTAGATACATCTTACCTAAATTATAAAAATCATTATCAATACAAGGAACACCTAAAGCCCAACTTTTAATTGTTTTATTATTTGATTTATAACTATATAAAGGGTGAGGATTTATTGTAATATCGCTTGAAATTATTTTTTCATTTATAGTAGCTAAATCCCAATCATAATAATTTACTTCAATATTTTTAAAAGAGTTAATTTTTTTATATCCTTTTTCACATACAATATATAATTTAATTTTAAATTCTAAACCTAATCTTTCTAAATCATTTCTAGCAATATTAATACTATCAATATTAAACTTAGTTCCATGCCATAATATAACAAATTCTTTTTTAGAAAGATGGAACTTAATATCTTTATGCAAATCCAAATCTATTCTATCAGGGATAACTACAGTTCTATCAAAAGTATAATTTTCCATAAACATACTCTTTAATTTATTTGTACTAAAAGTAATAAAGTCAGATAATTCTACCATTTGCTTAAAATTTTCTTTTTTATCTTTAGTAGTAGTAAAATAAGAAGCTGGATAATTAATATCCCATACAGGGTCTGCAAGGTCAAAAATAATTGTTCCACCATTAGACTTAAATTTTTTAGCAAATTCAATATCTTTTTCTTTAAATCTTTTCTGGAAGATAACAACATTCATTTTTTCTAAATCTTTAGTTTTTCTCGAAACAACTGAATTTTTGATGTGTTTAGCTACATACTCAGCTCTTATTCTTGTTGAGGCTGAAATTGAAGTTCCATGAGTTAAAAAACCTATTTTCATATCTCAAGCTCCTCTATTAAATTCCAAAGTTTATATTCAGTCTTAACTGCTTTTTTAATTTGATTATAATTATCAAAATCAATATCTTCATATAAAAAGCCTACTCTATCATTAACTATCAATGTACAACCACATAAAAGTCCTTCCATAACACTACGACCTGTAGGTTCTAACCAATTTGGAAGAGCTATCACATATCTTGCTCTTTTAAGCCATTGAGCAAATTCGATTTGTGTAACTTCTCCCATTATTTCTATATTATTTGAAGTATTACTATTTGTATATTTTTTAAATCTACCAAAGGCTTTTATTTGAAGCTCAGGATGCTCTTTTGCATATTTAATTAAATTAGTAAAACCTTTGTTATCAGGTTCATCATGTCCAGTCCAAATAGCAAGATTATCTTCTTTATTAATCCATTCATCTATATAAAAAAGTTCTGTATCAATAGGGCTTAAAATATAATTACTTTTTGGTATTTTTAAACCTAATTTTCTTTCATTTTCTTCTAGATGTTTCTTAGACATAAATAAATTTAGTAGACTGTTATTTAATAAGTCGTTATAAGGACTGTCTGGATTAAGTATATCAGCTATCCAATAATCATGTTCATATTTTATATATTTTTCATTATTAATTATATTTTTAATAAATGTTGGTTTAAAATATCTTATATTATTTAAAATATATAAGTCATATTTTCTTTTTATTTTTGTTTCTGGATATATTTCATCTATTATATGACCTCTACTGCGACCTGCTTTGATTATTAATTCATTGGTATATTGAGCACCTCCTGATTTATAATTTTTAGTAGAAAAATCAGCTACCCAAGCTATTTTTAAAGATTTAATATTTGTGCGTTTACTATAATTTAATTCTACATCATTCTCAATAAATTTATAATTATATGTAGTATCTTGTGTATTTCTAAATAATTGCCTTTTTACTATATTATAATTTTTAGTATCTATATCTAATGAGTTCCATGCAATATTACCAAAATGATGTACATAACAACCTCGAGCTAAATAAGTAGAATAATAACCTAATTTTTTTGCTCTTCGCTGAAATTCTATTTCTTCTTCATGCCCTAATTTCCAAGTATGCCAATCAAATACTCCTACTTTCTCAAAAACTTCTTTTTTGATTAACATACAAAAACCAATAATATTGCTTCGTACATAACCTTCTTTTAAATTTACTATTTCTGCGAGATTATCAATTTGTTTATCAGTCATTAAAAATCTTCTATCATAAGCTATACGTATTCTTTGTTCAGTCTCACTCGCCCAAGCAGTATATGGGGAAACTATACCTGCATCAGGCACTTGGTCAAAACATTTTTTCAAAATATTTAACCAATTAGGAGTGACTACTGTATCTGAGTTCAAGAAAAGAAGTAAATCATTTTTAGCTACTTTAATTCCTTGATTACATCCATAAGGAAAACCTTTATTTTCTTCATTAAATATTATATTTAAATCAATTCCTTTTAAACTTTTTACATAATTTTTAACCTGTTCACTTGAATTATTTTCTATTATTATTAGTTCATAATTACTTGTATTTCTTTTAATACTTTCAATACATCTCTTTAGATAGTAAAGTTCATCCACAACCAATATTATTATACTGACTTTTCTATCAATCCATTTCATTGAAGCTCCTTTAATATTTGTTTAAAGAAATCAATATGCCAAGACCTAAAATTAGTCCATGTATAAGGTTCAAGTAGTTTATATTTATCTTTACGTATTTTTTCTTTTTCTTTTAGGAATCTTAATAAATCTTCATAATTATAAAATAAAAAATCTTCGCTTGTTCTTAAAGTGTGAAAAAATCCAATATCTCTAGCTATTACAGGAACACCTGCATACATTGCATTTAACAAGTCCATAGGTCCACCTTCAGCATTTGAGGAGGACAAATAATAATCAAGTTTATCAAAGAAAGTATCATCTGTTATATGTACAACTTCTAAATCTGCATTAAAATCACGCATTTGTTGAATTAATTTATTACTTTCGTTATTTTTATTTTTAATTACAAATTTAAATATTTTTTCATCTAAATCTCTTGCAAGTTTAACTAGTATATCTACGCATTTTCTTTTTAAGTGATAATAAGGTCTACCAGACCATCCAATAACTATTTTTCTTTGGCGTTTAACAGAAACGCCTATACCTTCAATTATTCCTATTTTATTAGAATTAATACCTCTTTTTATAAGTTCTTCTTTGCCATGTTGTGACATACATGTAAAATAATCCGCCCATTTTATAACTGCATTTTCTTCATGAAAGTGTTCAGATTCAAAATGAGTAAATAAGATAATATCACATTTTGATTTTTTTATTTTATCAAGTCTAGGATTATCATTAGTCCAATTAATATAATAGTTAATATCTGCTGCATAATTGGGTTCCTTACTGAAAGTAAATTTAATATAATTGCTTTTTAATTTTTGAAGTTCATCTCCAAATTTCTGCATAATCCAACCATCTCTTATATCACGAATATGGACATGCTTGGTATCAGGTTTTATCCAAATAATAGAATCAAATTTTTTACTTGTTATTTCTTCCAATGACCAAAATCTCCTATTTTAGTACAACCTATTTCAGAACAAAATTTTTTAATTCCAGGAAAATTATCATTATTATCATGAAATAATACATTTCCACATTTTTTTACTATATTAAAATCACGCTTAGCATCTTCATATTTATGTACACTATCAATAAAAGCAAAATCAAAGTTAGTATGTTTTAATATGTACTTAGTTTCATCTGTACTAGTAACTAACATATAAACTATTTTATTTTTAACTTTAAATAAGTCCCATATTTTACTAGTTTCAGGATAAAATTTAACATCAAATGTATACACATTATCACAAATCGAAGCTAATATTGTGGTGGAAACTCCAAAATAAGTTCCAATTTCTACTGCTATTTTTGGTTTAATATCAGATATTATTTTAGCAAATAAATTATCTTTCATTACTGCACTATGATTAAACATTTCAAGAGGAAGTTTTTTAGCTAAATCTTTATAAGTAATCATTCTACATCTCCTCTCAATTTTCTAAGGTTTAAGAGCATATTAGCTGCCACATGAAATTTGTTATTCATAATCATAGCATGAACCATTTGTATTTCAGTTTCATTTAATTTCATTTTAAATAATAAGTGTGATTTTTCTAAATTATGCTCTCTATACATAGCTTCTAGTTTATTCCAACGGTCTAGAGTAAATACTTGAAAAGCTAACAAACCATTATTATCTATCATTATTATATATACTTTCATAATTTGTGCCATTTCAATCCCTTTAATATTGTTTTAAATAAAATCAATATTCTGTTTATATTTGTACTCATTAAGTGCCTTATTTATTTCATATCCTCTACATGGAGTAGGACATTTACTATAGTCAAATTTCTTTTGAATCATATGACGTTTTTGTAGTAATTCATCTAATAAATCTACTTTTAAAATATTACCATAACAAGCACTTTCGTCTCCTACATGATGTCTACAAATATAAAAGTTACCGTAACAATCAACTGTACCAAAGAAATCTGCTCCAGGACAGCTTGTAACATTAATTTTTTCAATATTTTTAGGCATAAAAATATTGATTTTATTTTGTCTCTCCATTATTTCTTTTTTAGTTAGGTTAATAGCTATAGTTATTGTTTCTGGATAATCTATATTATTAGCAAATACAAATTGAAAATAATCTACTCCTATTGATTCTGCTACAGTTATCATCCATAAAATCTGATGGTAGTTCTCAGGAGTTATAACCATATTTATTCCAATTGCAGTATTTATACCTAATTCATTTCTAACCTCTACTGCTTTTTCAATATGTTTTAACACCGTATTTTGTTTATCAGTTCCACATATTGTTTTATATACTCTATCATCAGGAGTATCAAATGAGAATCTAACCCATTCCAGATATTTTAAAAATTCTTTATCAAATAATATCCCATTGGTAACAAGCCCTTGATTAAAATCCAATTCATATCCAAATTTTAAAATATCAGTTAATCTAGAATGTAACGTAGGCTCTCCTCCACCTGAAAAAACTAAACCTTTTACTCCCATTGACTTGAGTTTATACATAATCATTTGTATTTCGCCTTCAGGAGTTATATACCCATCAAACCTATCTTTTGAATAACAATAATAACAACTATTATTACAAGCATTAGTAATATGAAGCTCTATAGTTATAGGCTGAACTAGTTTATTCTGTGCATATAGCCATAACCTGTCTGGGTGATAAAATATTTTATTCATTTTTATCTCCTTGAACTTTTTTAAATACTTCTAAATTAATATAATCAGGATTATTCATATCTCCAAAATAAGAAGAATATTCCCATAAATTTATTATTATATCTCTAATATCATATTGTGGTTGAAAACCTAATTTTGTTTTAGCTAAATCACATTTAACTTTATAATTTCTAAGGTCATGCATATTTTTTATTTCTAATTTAACTTTAGACCCTGTTAATATATCTACTTCTTGTTTTACATAATCTCCTATTTGTCCAATAGTGTAATTATCAGAAGCAATATTAAAAACTCCATTTATTGAATAGTCTGCTTGAACTGCTCTTAAATATGCTGAAACACAATCCCTTATATCAAGAATAGGTCGCCATATAGAAGGATTATTTATAGTTATTTTATTGGTGGTAATAGCATATTTGAACATAGTATTTACAACTAAATCAAATCTCATTCTAGGGCTATATCCTGAAATAGTTCCTTTACGAAGTGCAATTATAGACATACCATCTTCCATCTGAAATACTCCACGTTCACCTTGAAGTTTTGAAATGCCATAAGGATAATTACACATAATTGGTGATTCTTCATCATATAGTTCATCAACAGTATAACCATAAACTGAACAAGTTGAGGCATAAATAAATCGCTTGATGTCTGCATTTCTAGCTTCAAATGCTAGATAGGCAGGAAGTGCTGCATTGTATATAAAATTTTGTGCAGGGTACAATTCAGCCATAGGGTCATTAGAAATACCTCCAAGAAATATAAATTGGTCGTAACCTTTCATATCCTCTTTAGTGCATTTAAGTAAATCTTTTTTGATAATATTTACGTTTTTTGGTAAATAATTACCAAACCAGCATAAATCAATAACATCAACTTCATAGCCATGAGCTATCAATTCTGGAACAAGTACTGAACCTACATAACCTGCTCCTCCACCTACTAATATTTTCATTTTTTATCCTTTCTAATTTTATTATATTTGCTAGTTAATGAAGTATCTTTTGGAACTTTAAAATCAACTTCATATCTAAAAAGAGGTTTAACATCTTCTTTTGTCTCTTTAGCATATTCAAAAACTGTACGTCTTTTACCTCCTATATGAATAATACCTGTTAAATTAGATTTAATTAAATCTACTATTATTGGAGCTATTTGGTCTACGTATAATCTTGATGTGTATTGATTCGAAAAAGCTTTTGCATATGGAAATGGTTTAGGTCCAAAAGAAGCTCTAATAATTAATGAATTATCATACATTTTTACTGCACATTCTCCTCCGAGCTTAGACCATGCATATTTATTTACAGGATTAACTGCATCATCTTCTGAATATATACCTTTAGTAATATCTGTAATGGTAGAATTAACTATTTTTTCTCCATCAAAAACATAATCTGTAGACATATATATTAGCCTTATATTTCTTACCATACAATAATCAACAATAAAACTAGTACCTATAATGTTAATCCATAAAGCTCTTATAGGGTCATTATCTATTTTTGGAGGAGATGTATAAGCTGCTCCATGAAAAATAGTCTTAATATTATGTTTACTTCCATAATCAATTAATGATTGTTGAGATTCTACTTCAACTTCGTTATGTGTAGGAAATAAGGCATCAGGCATTAGTTTTTTTAATTCTGAACCTAATAAACCTGAACCTCCTGTTACTAAAATATTATTCTCCTTCATATTCAAACTCCTTTGAATTAAGATTTTCTTTCCATTGTTTTAATGTAAATGCATTTTTGTCCTTTTTTGTAATATAGACAATTGACTGTAACCAATAGATTTTATTAAATACATCTTCCTGTTCTATAAAGCTCCAATCAATATCTTTATCATATATAGTAATACCTGCTTCATAATTAGGACTATATTCTCCTGTACAAAAATATTCTACAAAACTATCTTCAAGAAGTAGAGTTCCATGAGCAAAACCTGGCGGAACCCAAATCCAAGCATTAAAATCACTATTTCTCTCAGGTCTGAATTCATATGCTATTATTTTCCCAAATGTAGGTGAGCCTAATCTAATATCTAAAGCAAAATCAATTAAATGTCCTTTTATACATCTAACTAATTTACCCATATATGGATTCCATTGAAAATGAAGTCCTCTAAAAGTGCCTGCTTTAGAATAAGTTTCATTTACTTGCACAAATGTACTAGGAAAATCTATTGATATATTTACAAAATCAGATTCTCTGTAAACTTCAGTAAAATATCCCCTTTCATCAGTAAAATTAGCAAATTTCAGAATTTTAACCTCTGGAATTTTTAACTTCTTAAAATCTAATACTTTCATTTCACTTCTCCTTTTTCATCTTATTAATTTTTTAAATTGGTCTTTCCTTGTAGTAGGACATTCAGTGCCAAGCTCTAAAAATCATTCCATGTTGTCATTTGAAATACACCTCAATCCATTTATCTATATTATTTTTAATATCACGTTTTATAGCATCTTTTTTAGCTTCTTTACCCATTTGTTCACGAAGTTCTTTATCATCCACTAATTTCTGCAAATATCTAATCCAAAATTTAGTTTTATTTTTCTTTGCAAGAAAACCATTTTCGCCATGTCTTATCCAACGCCTATAAGGTGGAACATCACTAGCTACTACTGGTACACTCATTGCACCAAATTCAAGTCCTTTTAAGTCAGATTTACCAGCGTTGAATTTATTATCTATTAAAGGAACAATTCCAATATCACATTTAGCTATTATTTCTGGAAGTTCTTCTAATTTATAAGGAGGTAAATATTCTATATTGTTTAAATTTTTAAATAATTTTTCTTTTACTTCTGGAAAGCCTGCTACAAGAAACTTACAATTTTGAGGTATACAACCATTTACTATCTGTAAATCTCCTATGTGAGTTTTAGTTCCAAACCATCCTATAGTTGGTATTTCATTTTTAACTTTAGGAACTTTATCATACAATCTATTATCTATAAAATTTTCTAAAACTACTATATTAGGATTAAATTTCTTATATGATTCTTTTAATTCAGGTGTTGATACTTGTAATATATCTACAGTTCTTGCAGTTTCAAACATAGTTTTTAAAGTAGTATTTATTCTTTCTTCAGCTTTTCTATCCCTTATTAATTTATTTTTTGATTGCTTATATTTTGGAGCAATTAATTTTATTATTTTTTGTCCATTTTCAACAGTAATTCTTGCTCTTGGATGAAAACTATAGAAACTTGGATTATCAGATGGAAGACAAGTATAATCATCATCAATTTCCATTACAGTTTTAATATTTCTTTCTTTTAAACTTTGTACTACTTGAAATAATGCTTCAAACCAAACCATTTGGAAAATAACAATATCAAATTTTGTCATATCTATTCCAACAGTTTTATAACTTAAATCATTAGATGATATATCAAATTTGTCTTTATAACCAATGAGATTATAAGGATTAACACTATCATAATATATACTCTCAGTTAAAAATCCCATAGCATTTAATTCTATACATACCTGCTCCATTCTATAATATCCTGAAGCAGCTTTAGACCCTATTACAAAAAGAACTTTTTTAGATGATTTGTAATTAAATTAGTAGCCTTCTTTTTAGAATTTAATCTATTAATCATATCCTCTTCAGGCGTACCTTTATGTAATAAGTATAAACAACGAACATTATCATGTTGCCCTATTCTATGTAATCTATCTTCTGCTTGCTCATTATCATGTGGACCCCATTCATAACCCAAAAATATAGCAGTTTTAGCATCAGTTATTGTTTGAGAAATACCGCTTTTTATTGTAGCAATAACTGCTTTTTTATTACTTTCATTTTCCTGAAAAGCACGTACTGTATCTTCTATTTTTTGAGCAGGCATTCCGCCTTGTATAATATAGATATTATTTTTATATAAACCTATTAATATTTCTTTAATATATTTAATTGCTTTAGCAAATGGAGTAAATACTGCAATTGGTCTACCTAAAGAAATTTCTTCTTGTGCAATTTCATGAAGCATTTTTAAGCCACCACCAATTATAGGTAAACCAAGTATTTGAGGTGTTATAAGTAACTGTCTTATTCTGGTTCTAAGAGATAATGCATTAGGAGTTGCTAAAAATTTATTTCCATAATCAAAATACATATCTTCAACTAACTGGTTATAAACCTTTTCTTGTTCAGGTTCCATTTCTACAGTTATAGCCTGTCTAGTTTTTTCTGGAAGTTCTTTTAAAACTTGGTCTTTTAATCTTCGTATTAAATATTTACTATGAAGCATTTCCCTAAAAGCTTTTATATCTTTTGGAAATGGCTCTATTGTATATCCATATTCAGTTTTAATAGTTATGCAGTATTGGCGAACGAAGCTCCAATAACTTGTAAACATTTTAGGGTCAATAAGAGATAAAGGTGCATACAAGTCAGCAGGAGTAGACCTCATTGGAGTTCCTGTAGGCATAATTAAATTAGAAGTCCAATGAGTTAAAAGTTTAAAATCTCTATAAATATTTGTTTTATGGTTTAAAATTCCAGGTAAATGGAATTCATCAGGTATAACAACTTTAAAATATGTATTACCTATTAATTTATATAACTCTTTTACAAAAGCATAATTTGTTATAAGAAATTTTGGATTAGATAAAAATTGAGTAAAAGCTTTTTTTCTTTTATTCAATGGTCCAGAATAAACATAACTTTCTTCGTTCAGCCATTTTTTAATTTCATTTTTCCAAACATATAATCCAGGCTTGGTTGATATACATAAAACTGGATATTCTTTTAATTCTTTTACTACTAAGAGAGCAGTAAGAGTTTTACCTAAGCCTGCTTCATCACCTAAAATACAGCGTGAATAATTATTTAGTATAAAATCTCTACCTTTAATTTGATAATCTCTAATCATGCTTGTATACTTTTTTGTATAGTAATAGGTTTATTTTCTTTTTTAGAATAAAATACATGCATTATATAATTTTTATCTTCCTTTTCAACAACTACTGACCCTATATAGGTAGAACGTGGTAAATAAGTAGTTCTATCTCCACTGGTATTTATATCTATTCTAAATTCTTCTTTCCTAGTCTCATTTATTGTTTCTAAAACATTAAGTACTAAATTACCTTTAAGATAAGAAACTGATATAGGCAAAGTTCCTAAAGGTAATAATAATTTCTGTTTAACTTCAAATCTTAATGAATACGACATTACTCTAGTTGTGTTATGTTCTTTTTCTTCATTCATTTTAACCTCCTATAAAAAATATGACATATTCCTATAACAATTATTAATCCAAATAAATAACATATAATATTTTCAAGAGATAATATATTCATCTCTATTCTTTGCCAAATAATAAATAATAACAACCATGCCTTATGGCATCTCTGGCATGTTTATTTTTTATGTAGTATCCCCACTCCTTTAACTTTTCATTGGTGACAAACCCTTTTACTCCTGAAGCCATTTGTTTTATTAATTTTATTTTATACTTTCTACAGACAAATTCTATTGCTCCAATAATTCTTACTGTTTCTACAGATGAATATGCTTGAACTAATCTTTTCCCTGAATAAATTCTATATTCTTCACAGACTACAACATTGGGATTAAATTCTCCTATTTTATCTACGATAGGGTCCCAACCATGTTTAGAAGTCCATTCTATTATTCCTGAAGTACCTAATTTCCCAGCATTAAATAACGCCCATCCAGATGTTTCTCCAGGGTCAATAGCTAACATTAAATCTGGAATTTCTCTAGAATCATCTCTACTTTTTTTAACTTTAGTAAGAAATTCTAGAAACTTGTTCTCCATTTTTTCTTCCTTCTTCTAAAACATAAATATCAAGAAGATTTAAAAGGTCAGAATAAGATAAACCTGTTTGTATCAAAATTTTTTTATCTAATTTTTTAAGTACCTCAGGTTTATTTAATATTTCTTTTAAACCCTCAATAACAAGTTTTTTATCTTCATCTTTTGTCATTAGAATTATCATTTTTTGTAACCTTATAACCTTTATTCTCTAGTATATTAATTAATTCATCTATATCATTAGGTAGTACTGCATAGCCTCTAGCTTCTAAAATTGTTTTAAATTCTTTATCCCTTTGGTCTAAGTCCATATCTACAGGTTTTATCCTAACCATATATCCTCTAGCTTCAAGACGTACTATCATATCTCTATCTATTTTTCTATTATGGTCTTTGAGCATAGCTTGTTGTTCTTCTTTTGAAAAATTTATTTCCTGTTGCATTTAAATATCTCCTTTATTCCTTTATTTCCTGTTGCATTTAAATATCTCCTTTATTCCTTTTAATAGATTTAACAACTAAATGATTTATAAGTTCCTGTAGTAAACTCAACTTTGCCCCTCCTTATGTCTATATCCAAAACCAAAATCATATCCTGCCCATAATAAAAATCTTTGCCATCTACTTAATTCTTCTAAAGGTACAGGTAATACCTCAATTATTTTATCTTTCTCAACTAATTTTTCTAATCTACAAAACAAATTTTCTATTAATTCTTGATTGCTTTTAAAAACTCCTATACCATCTTCAATACTTAAAAAATCTATAACTACCTCATATGCTTTATTTTTAATACATATTATATCTCCTTTACATAAATTTTGTCTCATTTTTCAAATTCTCCTTTCTGTTCCTTTAATGTTTTATACTCCTGAGGCAACCCTTATTAAATAAGCTGAACCACCAATACCAATAAAACTAATAACAATACTACTAAACAAACAAAATTCAAACCAAAAATTATAATGGGATTCACAATAATACCATTTGTTCCA